AACTACCCAACATCTAAAATTTGTTTCAATTGATTCAGGTAATGGTTCATATAATTTAACATATAGATATTCCCCAATCACTACACTATTAACAAATTGTACACATTGATTTCTGCTAAAATTTAATAGATATGTTTGGAAATACCCAATTGGCGATGTTTGATTAACAGTTTCTATATAATTTGCAATTTGAGTTACAAAATTAGAATCATTAACATCAATTGCCTTGAGTCGTATCTCCGTACGATCAGGTGATATTTCATCAATTCGTAAATGTTGCTGATCATATCCACCTATTAAATTTTCAAAAAAGTTAACAGCTATTTTGTAATTACCATTTGTTATTTTTAAATCTTGTAATTCTTGATAAATATCTAAAACATATGGTTGCGAATCAAATCGTATTTCGGTATTATCAATTGAATTAAAATATACCGGTGTATTTGGTAATGATTGGCTTTTATGTTGTCCACTTATCCAAACATCACCCGAATATAAATGAAACTCTACGGTAGATTTATTAATAATTGTATTATCAAAATAAATCGGATCTACAAGATTACTATTAATATTTCGTAATTGTACAGTATCAATACGTTGCGCAGAAATAGATTTCTTTGCTAATGATATTTGTTCTATATTTTTATATTGATCCAACATTTTATTCTATTGTAGTTACATTTCCATTTGCAGCTGTTCGTCGTACCCGTACTTGATTGCTATTATCCAATATAACAGTATCTTGATTAATACTATATACATTTTCATATAAGTTGTCTGCAGGATTTGGTATATCAACAATATCAATATCCCATGAACAATTTTCTGCTAATATCCAACTTTCCCCTCCAGACATATTCTTTATAGTATACACATCACCTTTAACGGTGTTATTCATATCAACTATGTATGTTAACTGCAAAAATGGGTATCCACTATCATTAAATCCATATGGATTTGTACCCGCAGTTAATACACCACTCGGTGTCGACCCCTGCTCTTTGTATATTCTAAATGGAACTGGTAATGGATTATAATTTTTTGGATTTCGTCTTGAAATCTCAGTTACAAATCCAGTACGTACAAGATCGTTCCGAGATCTCCATTGAATTTGAATTGTGAATTTTAATGTCTTATTTTGTTGTTTTAATGTGTTAAACACATCTTCAGTAATGGTATAACTATTAACGTTTTCCTGAATACCACCGGTAAATTGTAATGCTTTTAAACCAAAACTTGTAGTTCCGGCATTAACACCAGCATCCCCACCATCATTATAATACCAAGTGCTATTATATGAAGTATCAATTCTTTGAAGTCCAATTGGTTGACCCTTAACATCTACAGATATTGGTATTATGTATTTTGCTGATACATTATCAAAATCAAAGCTAACATCAACATCAACTGGATCACTAGTAATTTGAACTGGAAAACTAAAATAATTAAAACGCGTATCCAATATGTCTAATATTGGCTTAGAATTAAAATTAAAAGAATTGGTTTCAATAACCATATAAGACCCGGACTGAACTACAATGTTTCCATTTTCGTCTCTAGGAACAATATCGGTATTATTAGAAACAACTGTTAAACCATCTTTAATATATTTAGATGTTTGCTGTAATGCTATTGGGTCTAATAAATTTACTGTTTGAACTGCCATTATCTAACTACTTTAAAATAAATTTCGTCGTCAATATACTCTTCCATAAAGCCATCTTCAATTTTTAATTCTATGCGGTAATACCGTTCCGGCATAAAACTATTCATATCTACATGTATGAAATTACTTGTGCTATCGCAACTTACTTTATTATAAATATTATCAAACGGAATTATGTACTCATCTGTAGCGGCATCTCGTATTGCATAATATGTGGTAGTCGGTAAATATTTAACTGTTTCGAGTGGGAATAAATTTGAAGGAGATTTTTGTGGAAATTTATCTCGAGCATATATTCTAATTTTAGTTATCTCAATGTCTTTATACGACGGTTTAGTCTTGCTGTAAGTCAAATATGACTCTAAGTTAACCGACGCTAATGATCCTGTTGTAAAAGTGCTATTATCCCAGTACATAGTTAATCTAGGGACATATATAGTATGTGTTTCTCTACTAAAGAATTTAATAATACCGGTCTTAGTTCCATCGACTTCATCTGCTTCAGAAAACTTAATTAAAAATCCATTATTGTCTACAGACACATTACTACTTCCAGATATCCATGTTTTTATTGCACCTGTAACATCCATGTTAATATCAGTTGGTCTATATGAAAAAGATTCATTTTCAGTTAAGCCCGGTTGATAAAAATATGATGAGTCAAATGATGACGTATTAAATATTCCCGATCCAGATTGCCATAGCCAACTACCACCAAGACCACTACCAGATATATATAAACTAGGTGCACCGGTGTTAATAACTTGGCTACTTGATATCCAAGATGAACCACTTAATGTTTGTGAACCACTAGGCGAATATGACCAAGATGCGTGAGGTGTTGCCCAAGATATTCCATCCGTAGTTGCGGTAGTGTCAGTAGAATAACCAGTACCATTAGTCCATGGTTGTCCCATTAATTTTGCATCTAAAGTGTAATCTGCAGGAAGGTTAGTTGCGTTAGTAGTAAATAATTGTAATACGAATTTACATGAATTTAAGTCTGCAGAATATTTTGTTAGAGTGTCTTGTATTTCAGACATATCAAATTTAACTACAAATCTAGATTTAACCAATGTTTCACCATCAGTATCTAATTGTTTTCCAACTTCTAATATTTCGTCTAATCCAGTATTATATGATTGAAGGCTATTTGCTTCATACATGGTAGAGTCACTATCTGCATAAAATATTCTAAACATAATTAACTTCCCGAACCTGTACTAATCATTAAATAACTACCACTTCTCCAAAGTTGACCATTTACAGACGGATCTGCTGCAGGAAGTGACGCTGTATAAATAAATGCTGTACCTTCTGATATAAATTTTGAAGTTACTTGCAAATATTGAATTGACCCAGATGTTGTAATTACATTTGAACCGCTAGTATAAGAAGAACTAATTGAATTTTCAACATATGACGCAGTCTGCGCCGTAACAACATAACTTGCTGTTTGTGCCGTAGTAACATATGATGCTGTACTAGCCGTACCTGTTAATGTTCCAATTAAACTACCGGTGATATTTACCGATCCACTGAACGCAATATTTTCAACAGTATTTCCAGTTAAAACATTATATACATCAGAAACATAACTTGCCGAAATAAGGCCTCCTGCCACAATACTTGTTCTATTATTCCGTATTACGCCCATTTTATATCCTTTTAGTATAAATATAAAGATATTAAGAACTTACTACTCTTCCGCGAATATCTTGATTAGGATATTTTACTTCAAAAATACTAGGATCCAATGATGGATAAATTATTCCATTTTTTGTTGCCGGTGCAAGATCATATACATTTCCAGAATAACCATTATCAGAATCATATATATTTCTAATCTTTGAAGATACCACAGTTTGTACTCCTTGAACATTGCCTATGATATTAGTAACTGCAGACTTTATAATAGGTTGATTAACTTGCCAACGATCTATATTAAAATAATCTTTTAAACTAGAAACACATTTTAACAATACTTCATTACTATTATAATTAGGAAGAACGGTAATTTCAAAATTAACTCCTATATTAATAATAAACGCGTCTTTTATATTTACTGCATCAGTTAAAATACGATAATGATCGAGATATGTTTTTAAATTTTCTTTAATAGCCTGATTCAATGTTACTAGTTGTTTATCCGCATTAAATCCTAAAACATACATATTCATTGCTAGTGGATTTGGAATACGCTTTTCAACTTGATCTTGTTGTAATATTTGATCATCTGGTACAATATACGCTTTTGCTACACTACCAAATTTTGATGGCATCGAATAACATCTGATTATATAATCTTCTCTTGTTACTAAACGATTCTGTGTTGCAAAATTAGCTAATGCATTATTTTTTATGTCTTGAAGTGTGTCTTGATTCTTAGCACCAGTTGCTGGAGTTGGATTATTTACAGCTACCGATGATTTAACAAAATTAACTATACCTGCATTATTTGTATTATTAACATCGTCTTCAAATTCTATAAAATCTACTAACGTTAATACATTTGACGTAACGTTATCAGTAATACCATTTCCTACTGTATATTTAACTGTTAACGTGGTATTTGACGGAGCTTGACCATATGTTCTAGTAAATAAGAAATTTGATGGATCGATATCAACATCAATAGCTTTACGAAATCCTGCTAACCCATTTCCTACATTAGTAGGGTTTGGTACTATCTCTTCATCATTATTATCAGATACACCCGAACCGAATTGCATTTCTAGCAAATTATCACTACGCAATCTAGTAATAAAACGTTTAGATGATTTTCTCAATTTCAACAAACTAGGTGCAGCAGATCTAAATACTGATAATTCCGGATCATTTTCTGCTAAATTAGGAATTGACTCGAATACAGTGTCTTGTGCTAAATAAGGAACCATATACCAATTATCACCATCTGACTCTTCGCATGATATAACATCTATAATATTTCGATCTGGTAATACTACTTTGTCATATGCAATAGGAGTCCCAAATGTAAATGTTGTAGTTTTAATTGTTCCTGATACAGCTCTTGCTTTCTTCTTTAGCAAATAATATATAGGCTGTTTAGTAGCATCATCCGTTTCATATATGGTAACCTCAGTTGGATTGATACTAGAAGAAAATGCAAAATCAACCGAGTCCAAAGTTCTAAAAACAGCTGGGCCGTCTTTTTGTTTTATTTGAAATCCAGATTTAATAGTTAATGCATAATTATAATCTGGTCGAACAGTATCACCAGAACCAATAGATGGAACTAATTGAAACACATCAACATCTGTATAAGCTGGAATTGCATTTTTAGGTGCATATCCTAATTCTTTTGCAATATCAAATATATTGCTTCGTTCTGTTGCTTGTTCTAATAATGATTCTTTTATGTTATTATCTGCATAATATGATAACACATCACCAACATATGAAGCCATTTCCATAAATAACATTCCAGGCGATGATTCATTAAAATCAGTATATGAATCTGGAAAGTATTGTTTAGTAAAGTCTATTAGATTTTTACGAAATTGACCAAAATCTTTATTTATATACGTTATGTCTTTATTTACATTCATAATTAATCTATTGTTATGGTAGATGAATCTTCACTAGCAGTTATTGTGATAGCATCAGTATTAAATCCATCAACGGTATATTTTAATGTTATTTTAATAGTGTGCAATAAAGTTGGATCGTCTTCTACAGTTAATATTTCTAAATCTTGTACTACAATATATGGTAACCAAGAACTTAATGCTTCGTTAATTTCTAAATTGATTAACTCTTTAATATCAGGAGTAC